CATCTGTTTCAATAATTCCAACATCACCTACATCATCGAGCTTAAAATCAATAAGTGTTTGTTCAATATCAGTTATGAGTTCATAATTGTAATCTGTTACAAAGCAGTCAACTTCTCTCATAGTTCCCATATTAAGCTTTGTCCAAATAATAATTGTCTTCCACTTACCACCACGATTTTTAAATATGTAATATGACATATTCGGAACTAATTTTCCAAAACTTCCATCACTTTCAAGAATTGGTTTTAGCTTTTTTAAATCCTTATGAGTTACAGGAAGTGCTAAAATACCACCATCGGCTTTCTCAATAATAGCCTTTGAACCCTTTAAAGCACCTGCATCCTTATTGTTGTCTTCTTTATAGTTGTCGTTTAACTGTGTTGCTGAACCCAAATATATACCAAACTTATTACATACAGACTTTAATGCTGCACTGAATAAGAAAAGAATCTGATCGGTTCTTAATCTTGTGTGTGTTTTATTGTAATAATATTCATATAATGAAGGGGAATCGTTGATATAGTCAAAAAAACAAGCGACTATTCCATGATTTAAGATATATTTTTCGATTGTTTCAGAAATGAGGTCAATAGTAAAATCAGGCATATACTCAACATAATATTCATATGTTTCAATATATTTTGCTGACTCTTCGAGAATTTTTTCTTCTTCTGGTGTAATGTCATCCCAAGTTTCAATTCGATCCTGTTCAATGCCACTTACATGTGCAAGAATAATATCCTGAATTTCATCTTTTTCCAACTCAGTAGAAATAAATAATACTGGCTGACTGTCACCTGTAGATATCCATTCCTTTTTACTCCAATCGTATATTCGGTCAGATACCATATTGCAACCATCAGCAAGAGAACTTCTTGATTTACCACCACCAGATACAGAACTTCTTAATATATATTTCTTAGGTCGCATACCTCTATACACAGTTGTTAAATATCCAGATTGAAAAGGATAACCATATACATTCTGTTGCTCTTTATGTTCTCTTAATCTATCTGTAATTCCATCTCCTGCTTTGAATGAATAGTTATCTCCAAACATATTCTTCCACATAGATTTGAAATCCATAAATTTATTATTTATTTCATTGAGAACATCCATACTTGTCAATTTATTGAATGCTTCTAACTTCTCATCATCATTCTCATCATATCTTAATTCGTCATTTTCTTCTACTTTTGGTTTTGATGAGTCTTTGATTTGATTTAATAATACTATTAATTCTTCTTTTTTTAGTTTTGAGATATTTTTTATGTTATGCTCTTTGGCATTCATGATTTTATCAGAAGACATCTCTATGGCTGACTCAATATATCCCCAACCATCATTATTCTTCCAAAGTGAAATTGCCGTATCAAACTGAGAAATCTCATTTTCAATATCAATAGGTGTAATCTTTTCAACATTACCTTTCTTCGCAATGTTTACAATTGCTCCCCAAATCATTTTATGAAAATTCTCAGGATAATCATTTGTATTTGTTGAATATTTTTCATCTAATACATATCTTGGATTCAAACAATAACATCCAAATAATAAGAAAATAGCCTTTTTATCTACCTGTTGATTAAAATTAATTTGAATCACCACCTTCTAACAAATTTCCCAAATCTATCAAAGATGCTGATTTTTTATTAGAGTTCATAGAAGTTTTTTTAACAACTTTTGTTTTAACTTCCACATCTGACAATTTGTTGATTTGCTCTTTTAATTTTTCTTGCTGTGAATAATAATCCTTTGCTTCATCATAATAATGTTTAATTAATGCTACACCATACTTTTCAATCAAGGACTTGTTTAATATTTCTTTGCAGTACCAAAGTGTATAAGTCATGGCTGCATATGAATATCCATATTCAGTTTTAAGTTCCTTAATCTGTTTAAGCATAAAACCTGTTGGTTTATCTAACTCATAGTTATTACAGATGAATTCAATCAACTGTTTATATTCAGTAGATTCTCTTTCAATTTTCTTATAGCACTCTTCACAATATGTTTTTGAAGCATGTATGTATTTTTCTTCTGGTTGCAATTTTTTCCCACAACCTTTACATGTTGATAATCTAGCCATATACACCTCTTCACAAAGAACAGGAGGGAAGAATCCCTCCCTTATTTCTAAGCCTTAATTCCAAATTTCTCTACTAACTCTTCGAGTTCCATAACAACAACCTTTGTTAAATCAAGCTGTGTATCTCTAAGAGTATCAAACATCTTTACATTTCCATTATCATCAAGACCAAGATTTCTCTGAAGAACAGCCGTTGCTTCGGCAAGATGACCATTTGATGCAAGTAAACCACCAAGTTCAATACCCTTTGCTTTAATAGCTTCAAAGTCCTCAACTGGCGCAGTCTTATCAATTGTCTTCTCCTTAGTAGTGAAATCTCCACCCAAATCTTCAACAGCCTTTGTCCAAGCCTTCTTGAGATCTTTAACATTAATCTTATCTGGAAGACCGAATGTATCCTTTAAATCTGGATACTTCTCTGTTTTCTTAAATGTGATAAATCTCTCATCCTTTTCTCTATACATATATCCAACAAGATAAGCTGCTTCTCTACAGTAAGAAAATGTATTCTTATTAAGCTTTAAAGCATCACTTTCTTTCTTTGTATCGAAATCCTTACTATGTGTTGACTGTGCAATAAAATGTACTGTATACCCAAGACTCTGAATGATACCAATATTTCTCAACGCACTCTTGAAACGAAGAGAACCTTCACCAAATGCTCCAACATCCTTTAAAATCTCTGCATCTCTATTTTCAAGTACATATCTCTCACAAAATTCTTCATACTTGTCGAGCGTATCAATTACAATACAAGAGAACTTTTGCTTGAGTGCTGGATTTCTTAACTGTCCAATAATTGACTTGAAATCAGACATTGTATCAACTTTCTGTGCCATAATACCAGGAATGTTCTGATATCTATCCTCAAACTCTAAGAAAAACGGATCTTTGTCAGGTACAAGTTCCTTTAAAAACTTCATAAGTGTTGTTGTTTTACCAACACCTGTATCTCCCATCCAAACTGTAGAATACTGAGTTAAGTCAATTGACACCTTATTTGGTGTTAAATCTAATAAATTTCCAACCATGTTTTTGTTTATCTCCTTTATATTTTAAGTTTTATATTATTCACCTACCCAAGATTACTCTTGAGTAGGCTTTTTATTTTACTGCTGCTGTGCAAATGGATTGTATGTAGTCTGTGGAGCAGGTGTGCTAGTATTTTTCTGGAATCCTTCTGCTGTCTGAGAAGATGATTCACCAGCCTTAATCTCTGCTAACTTAGCCTTTCTCTTAGACTTTAATGTGTCGATAATATCCTGTGTAAGTTCATGCTCAAATACTGTTGAAGCTGCAACACCAGACTTAACATCATTCTTTCTAATTGTTGTCTTTACCTTCTTAACAATATCTGTACCAAATGCAGCCTTCTCTACAACTTCCTGAATATCAACAGAGTTAATAACTACACCAGCAAGCTTTGTAAAGCATCCATCGTAGTAACCTGCACTTCTAAATGCATCTGCCATTGACTCATCAACTGTCATCTTAATTGGAATAAGTGAATCAGCTTCATACTTGGCATCCTTGCCAAATCCATCAGCTCTCTGACCAATAGCATTCATTCTAATTGTAAGATTCCCAGTAGGTACTTCCTTAACAACCTCATCAGTGATAGATTCGATAATACCTTCTACCTCAAATTTAGCTTCGAGAACTGTACTCTCATAATCCTTTGGCTCAACTCTATTGATGAATCTTGCTGAAATCTTATTTGTAGATACAACATTTCCATCGTTACCCTTGAAATCGTTTGCTGTAAACATACCATCTGTAATAGAGATAATGTCAGGTGTCTCTCCCTCTGCACAATGTTCAATATCCTTGAGATTCATTGCATCTGTGTACTGCTTGTAGAAATAACTCTCCTCAGAAGTGAAATTCTTATTCTCATCCTTCTTATACTTGTAAGCAAAGAAATTGATTTCATGTTCACTATCGTCAGCAGTTCTTAATACGAGACTTCCTCCGATAGCTTCCTCACCCTTCTTTGTAGTAAACTCCTCGATGTTGTTCTTTACAAGCTTTCCTGTTACTGTTACTAAATTTTTGAGTTCTTTCATTAAAATTTTTCCTCCTTAAAATCAAAAAATTTATAT